CCTTCAAAATCATAGTCAGCAAATCTGCTTTGACCTTGTAGGTATGTCTTGAGATTTTCTCTCAGAGAAGAGAAATCTAATTGATTAACTGGTAGAAAATCTGACATTACCTTATCCTATCTAACGTAACTTGCATGGTAATAGGCTGTTCTCTATTTATTACGGAAAAAACAATGGTAACGTCAACAGCATTATTGTCTTCGTATGGTGTACAGATTACATCTATTAGATTAGCTCTAGGCTCATAATTACTAATAACGTCGTTAATACTTTTTTGTAATAGTTCAATAGTAATCGGAGTAAGTGGTTCGAAGAGAAGCTTTCTTATATTTGAACCGATATCGGGTTTAAACGGCCGCTCATAAAAATCAGTCTGTAATAGATTCAGTATAGATCTACGAACTGCTGATTCGTTTGTAATTCGCCCCACGTCATTAGAGATAGGATTGATATTAAGGTTAATATCAAAGTCGGAATATATGACGTTAGACTGAATAGTACTGGACATTTTTTTCTCGGTTTATTTTCTATTTATTTCTATTATCTGGGTAAAGTAATAGGTGCAGAACTTACATCTGTAGGAGGAGAAAGAGGTAAGCTACTCGGTATCTGACCGTCTGTATTAAGAGGAATAGGTGCTGTTGGCACTGAGTTAAACGTTGAACTAATCGTCTGATTAATATTTTTTGTAATGTCAGAGATTACATTGGAGTTAGCTATACCCTTAAGTCCCGTATTGATTCCGTTAGATAAATCTGCAAAAGCAGAATCGATATCGTTCATAACTGAATTTAACTGCGAGTTTACTGAATCGGTAAGCTTATTAATAAGCTCATTTGTATCGCCTAAAAACGATTGTAATTGAGAAGCAGTACCGGCCGGTAATATAGAATTAGCTGAGGGTAATAGATCTTGCGTGGCGCTAGCCAGTTCTTGTTGAGCTTTATCAAGCAGTAAACCTATACCGGAAGTAACTGTTGTAATACCTTCTGTAATACCTGTATCAATAGCTTCTAGAAACTTACCTACTCCACCCTCTACCTGATTAATATTTTTAGCTACTACGTTTGACGCTTCAGTTATACTACCACCAAAAGACTCTTGTATTTTGAGTAATTCTTTAACGTCACTATCAGAAGGTGAGTATCCAAGTACTTGAGTCATGTTTGATCTTAAAGTCTCGTTTCTACCAGACATAGCTGAGCTGAGACTTCTCTGAATAGAATCAGGATCTCCATTTACTGGAAATGAAGATGGGTCTGTAGCACTATTTACCAATCTTTGAGTATTAAGTAAAGATTGTAGTTGACCTGTTTGTTCTTGGTTGAGAGATCCTAATCTGTTTAGAATCTCTCCCATTCTACGCTCACGTTCTTGAGCACCTGCTAATTCTACGAACATTTTTTTTATGCTGTCTGTATTGCTGAAACGCGTTGATGGTTCATCATTGTAAAGTACTGTCTTCTATTACCTTGAGGTTTATAAGAAATATGAATCCATGGTCTTCCCGATCCTGTTGTTTGATACTCAAGCAGTAATTGGTCAAAACTTATTACTTCAATTAACTCCTGCGCTCTAGTAGCATAATCGCTATTACTTAATGAAGGAAATTGAATATCCACAGCTTGACCTAATCCATGTTGGCTCACACCTGATCCGCCTCTAGCTTGTGCTTCTGGTCTAAATCCAGATGTGATAATAAATGAACCTCTTCCGTATTTTTCTACGATGCGATCCAAAACATTTAAGCTTAGATGCTGTAGGTTGGTTACTATCTGTCCTGCTGTTAGTCCAGCTTGTGATCTTACCATATGACCAAATACTGCATTAGTAGATACATCTCTAAGCTTAATGTATTTTGTTAGTTGTTCTTGTCCGGTAAATCTTGTTTCACTAGAATAATCATTATCTGAGCCAGTAGGGGATAAAGTAGGTAACGGAGAGAGACCGGCTGGTGCGATAAACTGCTGTGAGCTGTTAGTATAAGGAGCTGAAGAGTTATAGCCAGGGTAGAGAGGTACACTGGATCTGTTACCATCGTCATTCTCAATACCTGCACGTACAACTCTATTAGATACTTGAGGTAGAGCAGGTCTAGGAGTTCTATCTGGATTAGATCTATCAGCTGGAATTATAAACCCAGTTAGCGCAGGATCAACTGCTACTGCACCAGAAGCAGCTGCAGCACTGTCTGGGGATGCAGGGCCAGAAGTAGATACGGGGTAGAAATTACCGCCTTGTGTTTCTTTTGCAGTTGTAGTTGCTTTCAAAGAACCTGCATTAATATTAACAGTTCCACCGTTACCTAATACTACATCACTAGAATTTAAAGATATTTTACCTGAAGCTTGTTGTACTATTTTACCACTTGAAGTGTTATTAATATCCACAGCGCTTAGAAATGAGTTTTCACTAGCTGTTACATTATGATTTTTAGTTGTAAGTTTAAAGTTATCTGTTACGGTAGTATCGATATTATCAGCTTGTGTATTAATACCGCTAGACTTAACTTTCATTTCACCGACATTAGTATGATTATACTTTACGGTCTCTAATACAAAATCGTCAGCTCTAACTTTAAAAGTTTCTTTAACGTTAAGATTGAAGTTACCTGATGTAGTCATGTTAATGTCATTTTTTACAACTGCATCAAGCTTACCTTCTACTTGAAGGTTACAATCACTCATTACCATAATATTACACTTACCGGATACAGTAATATTGGCTTCACCGCCAATAAAAATATAACCGTTACGTTCTACAATATAAAAATTATCACCTACTATTTTCCGTACTTCAGTTCCATTAACATCCGTCTCAGTATATGTACCTGAAGGATGATAGCGATGGTAACGCATGTTATTAGGGGTATCGTCAAACTCTTGAACTAAACCATTGGGAGTTTGATATACGTTATTATGCGGATAGTTTGCAGCGTAAGGTGAAAGAGGTTCATCCCAAGTATCAATAGATAACGCTGTTTGAATGGCAGTTCTTCTTGTAGCATCTTTAACATCTACTACAGTACCTACAGTTTCACCGCGAGCTAATCTGTTTGTATCTTGTTCATAGTTATATACACTATCTGCTGCAGTATTATCAGTAATACCTACTGTAATATTAGAATTAGGTAATTCCTGAGCGATTTGATCTCTAGTATTAATAGCCATTATGTTACCTTTGGTTGATTATCTGTAATACTATTATACCCGATTCTAAAATACTGATTACCGGAAGCACCATAAGCGTCTGTACCTGTACCGGTAGTTTTATATCTGGCAGCACCTCCAGGGCCAAGAAGATGTGCTACTGCGAGATAGCCTGAAACAACTCTAGGAGAGGATGCAGGAGTTAAAACTCCTAGTCTAATTAACTGTCTATAGTTTTTAATAGTGTATTCGTCACAAGCACGCTCTTGTTCTGGAATATTACTAAACCAAGCCTGCTTGGAAGATACACCATTTTTTCCAGTCCAGGTCGTATTATTATTTAATACTTCTTTCATTCTACCTGGACCTGCTGACTTAACGTTAACATAACCGCCTTCATATAGTGCAGGTATACCGAACTGATACTTGCCGATATAGCCTAGGGTATTTTCAGCAGAGTAATTACTATTGGATTCTCTTTGACCTAGAACAGTTTTATACTCTTGAAACTGAGCTGGAGTAAGTAGACCTAGCTGGCCAGGAGTTACATCAGTTGCAGCAACTTCAGCTGGGTCAGGATTTTGAAGTCTATCTCTTAAAGCAGCTTCTGGTAGGGTACCTTGAGGGCCTGTATTGTTTACTCCTCCCAATACTCCAAATATAATCGGATATTGAGCTACTGAGCCATCTGCGAAGAAGCCTACAACTTCAGTACCTATTTGGATGCCTACTGGTGCTACACCTCCACCTTTAGTACCAGCACTATTTGTAGGTTGCAGAACGGTAGCCCATGGTAGATGTTCGGTCAGTAGCTCACCCTTATCAGGTGTGTGGTATCCATGACATCTAACCTTAATCCT